CACGGATACGTGGCTCCATTTCGCGTAACGCGGAACGCAAGAAACTACGTTCCGGCAATGGAGGATGGATCACGCGCGCCGCGAATATCGTTTGGCCAGCAACCTCAAAGGCTAATGCACGAGCACTACGTGGCCGGATCTCCCACTCGTGTGGTACGCCAAACTCGTGGAACCGAGCATACGATACGTTGGTGCCAACACTCGCCGTAACACTTGTCGAAGTCTGATCTATCCGGTTGTGAATAGACGACCTGAGCACGCCCGTACGCACCCTGAGTACCGCGCCAGAGAGCTTTCGCTTGACGAGTGCCTCGAGCTCCAGCGCCAACCGCGTTACGGCACGCACAATACCCGACTGAACCACGTTAGGCATCGCACTTAACCGCGCGATCAATTCCCTGTCACCAACTAAGTAGGCTGTGATCACGGCGGAGGTGCGGTCATGAGGTCCTGCGCGGCCTTTGCCGCGGCTACGAGGCCCGTGACGATAGCCCCGATGACCTGCGTCTTCGTAGGTTCGCCAGCCGAGGCCACTGATAAGTAGGCGCCACCAGCGATGCCCACGAAGCTGACCAGCGCCGTGAGCGCCATCCCAACGTACTTGTTCACGTGTTTGGCGTGAAGGTAGCGTCGACCGTGTCCGCCGACACGCTAGTCGCGGCCGGCATCGTGATCGTCACAGCTATGACGTCGGTCGCCATTCCGGCGTTACCACTGACGGTTATGTTGCACGAACCAACCGCGCCTATAACGGGCTTGATCGCCACGCCGGCGCCGGAGTTCTCGATTATGGCAGAAGCCACGGCAGCATCGCTCGTCGATGCCGAGGCGTCCGACGGTGGGGTCACGATCCCGATGGAGTCCTTCCACATCAACTTTATGTGGGCAATTGCGTCGTCTGAGAACGAGATACTGTCTGCCATTATAATCACTCCTGTGGTGGTTTTGATGGTTGGAAGCCCGAAATCAACGTGCATCGCCGGTCTGGTACCGAACACACGCTGCAGGGTTACGTTAATCGCGTTGACCGAAGTAAGGATCGCCGCGGCGCTCGTCTCTAAAGCTCGGTCCGTAACGTAGGTCGTGGCCTCCGGACTCGCTGTCGAACCCAGCAACCGATACCACGATGTCATGGCTCGGACGCAATCGGTGTGGTAGCGTCCTCCAGCTCGATCACGGTCACGACGTCCTCCAGCTGCAGACCCAGCGGCAATGGTGGGAGCAACGTCGGGCGCAGCAACAGGGCGGACTGCCTATACTGTTGAAGCAGCACTTGAATATCCGTCCCCATATCACGCCGCGAAAACATCACTGTAGAGTAGGCGACCGTCTCGCCACCACCCAGCGATCGCGAGCGCTCGGCTATGCGCGTCCGTTCGCGGTACTTGCGCACTACCATCTCCAGGCAGGCCTGCTGAACGTCCGCCGGGATATCCTCATAACCAGCCGTGTACTGGACAGTAACGTTCTGCATTCCTCGCGTGAAGCGATAACCGCGTAACCCAAGCTCGGTTGGGGTGAATGTGTAGCCGGCGACCGATCCAAACGTCGTCGTTTGAGCGTTTAGCACCGGAGCCGGAGGTATCGCTAAGCCATCTATGGTCAACGATATTATCCCCACTACTGGGGACACCGCAAGCGGCATCCTGTAGGCGCGTTCGCCACCCCAACCGTCACGTATCTCCTGCCAGTTTGCCAAGCCTAGGGGGCGCGATAGCCAGCTCTCGATGAACGTCGAGCACGATGTGATCAACCGCGCCAGCATCGCGTCGTCACGCGGCGGAAACGGATCGGTGCCCGTCTGAAGCCACGCCTTAACGTCGGCGAGTGTGGTGAAGTCGGTCAACGCTTCTTACACACTTCACACGGCAGATCCGGCGCTGTTAACCCAACCCGTCGACGAACGGTAGCCAACATACCAGATAGGTACACCGAGCGTGGTGTCGAACATCACATCGCCGAACACTGGGGCCAAACTAGTTAAATTAGCTCCAGGAGCGGTCTGAGGCCCTGGGAGCGGGCGGTCGGCCGTCGCGCCGGTACAGCAGAGCTTAGTCAAGTTGGTCCCTCCCTGTACGTTCATCCACACGGCGTCGCCAGGCGTTACCCCAGTAATGATGCCCGCGGAATTTGGCGTGTATGAGTGGAGAACCGGACCACCAACCGGAAAACCAAGCGAGGTAGCCGAAGCGCCGGCCGGGCTCACCGCGTATACATACGTTAATGCCATTTATTAGACCTCCTTCTGATCCAGTTCGCTAGTTCTACGACGAGCGCGCCGGGCGTTAGGTTCCGGCGTCTCTTCAATAGCAATTATACTCCATCCAGCCGCTATGGCCTCTTCGAGATGATGTCCATTCGCGATCTCCACGGTGCCAGAACCGTCATCTCGATACAGGACGCTATCGCGTGTCCACAAGCACGCACCAGGCGGACAGATCATCGTAACCATTCTATCAACCCTCGTAAACGCGAAATCCTCCGGGGCCAAGAAAATGGTGGTATATCTCGATCGGCACGTCAACCACCCATGGGCCGCCAAACTCACGTGTCGGGTAACTGTAGTCGGTCGTCAACCGATAAGGGTAGTACTCACGCTCGCCGTGGCTAACCGGGTAATCGAAGGCTCCCTCAGGACAGACCAAAGTGATCATACGAACAGCTTCAGGATTAGACGTAACCTCTGGAGTATCAGATGCAAATTCCTCTACTTCTGAACCATACTTACGTATCAATGAGTAACTGCTAATAGGCTCTATGTTCGGTCCAGGAGGACCTGTAGGAGCTCCTCGTGTGGAAGTTTCGGCTTCGATTTCCATCATGGGCTCCACTCAACCTCGCTGATTTCGCTCAGGCAATTCACGTGCAAAAACTCTTGAGCGAACGACTCAGGGAGCGAGTACGGCGACGTGTAGACTATCATCGTGTTTCCATCCATCGCCATGACCACAACCTTCTCGTGGGGAGCCGTCTTAGTCCCGAAAAACGTAACGTACTTATCCCCAAAGAGGCCTTTGATCAAGGTGCGGAAGTCTGCGTAGTTCGTCGTACTGATGCGCATCTCACCTCACGTCCAATACGTAAAAATACTGGTGACTGTCGTTCCAGTTGCCCACACCTGCGTCGCGCGAATTGGATACATTCCAGACGGCAGTACGATGCCCGAAACTACCTCGCCACCAAGCGTCGTGATCTTCAAAGTCTGAGTTCCAGAATTGACGAACGACAGATAATCACTGCCATTTGGAAGGAGCTGGGTATCGGAAGGCGTCACTGGTGCGACGTGGATCATCTAAGATGCCTATTCTCTCACTTCAAGGTGCGTTCATCCACGCCGCTTGATCATTATAGACCGAAAACGGCGTGGATGGAACAACTTAGTTAGCCATTTGCGATGTTATTGATGACACCCATCGCAAATGGTGCATAGACGGCCAAGACCTCCTCGGCATAGACGCCAACTCCCCTTTGCCTGGTCACGATCGGCCAGTCAATTTGGTAGTAATCTTGGCGGGTCTTAACCTCGGCAACGTTGGGAACCTCGTTGCTCTGATACTGAACCGGCAAGTTCTGGGCCCACCCGATGATGGTCCCAGGCGGGATCTTCGGGTGGATGCGCACCGGGATCATCATGCCGGCATCGGGAGGCGCGTACGGATTGTAGTACATGCTAATCACGCCACCCGCCGCGAAATTTCGATAGTCACCGCCATCCGCCGGTGTATCATACCGGAGTAACGGTGCCACCGATGCACTCGAACCACCAGTTAGCACCTTGTTAGTGATGTTCGTCAGCTCTTGCGAGTTCACGAACAAGACGGTTGGACTAAGCAGGAAGGTGTCCCACATCGTCCGTAACATTGTGTCGATCTCGGCGACGCTACCACGGTAGGATGGTGTGAGGACAGTACCAGTACCTGCAGTCCCGGTAGCCAACGTATTGATGTAGGCCCCGGAGCCAGACTTCAACGCCGTGGTCAACAATCCGTCAAAACCATAGTTTGGGTTCGTCGAAAAGTCGGCTGTAAGCGCTGAACCGAGCTGAGACAAAGTGTTCAACGTACCTGTTAACACTACGCTGTTAATCGTAGTGATCGCCTGAAGACGATTAGTAGTAGCCGAGTTGTTGGTCCCGACATACCATGCGTAAGCAACTGCACCAGGCACAGCCGCAACGGTGACAGTCAACCCGTTACCGCCGCTAGCGTGACCAGAACTGACCAGACTAAGCGGGCCTGTCCCACCGTTGACCACGTAGGTTTGGCTATCGGCACCGGTCACTGTGATCGAGGTCGGGGCCGACATCGGAGCAGTGCGCACCGCATTGTTCCAGCCCTCGATCGTCAACGCCGCTACGGATGCATAGTACGTCGCAGACGGCAGTGTGACGCCGGTAGACACTCCTGTGTCACCGACCGTTGGCGTGGCCGGCGTGGCCAATGACATGGTCGCGTTGCCACCGAGCAACGCCATCTCCTCCTTGAGCATCATCTTCTGGAGAAGACGAAAGACCATCGTGGCCTGCAGGTCCTCGAAGGTCCGTGCAGCATTGATCGCCTCGTAGGTGATCGCGTCCTCCTCGCCGATCGTCACGTAAGAGGCCGACCGGTTTGAGGTGTTGTACTGCATGCGACCCGAGCGCTGACCCTCTGGAACCCACGCGATGTTATCGAAGCCAGAGCCGATAATCGCGTTGACCTGACGCCAGTTCGTCGCCGTGCCGACGCCTCCGCCCACACGAGGCAGAAAGTTGCGGATCGGCGCATAAAACGGGTACAGGTTCTTCGCCGGCGCCTGTAGGTCGTAAGCAACGAGCCCAGTGCCGGTCGTGATCGACTTCGCCATGTCGGCGAACTCGCTCAATCCTAGCGCCTCCAAGGCCTTCAACGTCGCATCGGACAACGGACTAAGAGGTCCGAGATTACCCTGAAAGTTCCTGTTGCTCGCGATGGACTTCGCTAGGTCGTTATTTGGCATGCTTTGAGCCTTGATCAGCTCTGCACGCATCTGCGGCGTCGGCTGACCGATCATGCCCAACGTTTGTTGACTTTCGTTCATAATTTACCACCTTCCCCGATTGTGGGGTCATCGTTACATATTAACACGTAAAATGGGCGCAATTCCTTTGCTGGCGCCTTCAAGTCATAGGCAATTATTGCAGTGTCGTTCATGAGAGATTTTTCCATGTCGGAAAAATCAATCAAGCTTAACTGCTCTAAGGCCTTCAGCGTCGCATCGGACAACACTTTATTGGTTCCTCCTATTGCTACCGTTGCTGAGCGTAAGGACGCATGCGCGACAGCGCGTAACTCGCCGCGAAGCGTTCGTCTGGCGACATCTCTTGCCACTTCTTCGCCAGCTCCTCCGCGGCGGCCATCTGCTGCTGCGGAGGAGCGCCTATGCGACCATCCTGAGCCTTGCTAACATCCACAATACCCGACGGAAGATGAGAGGCGCCACCAGGGATTGGCGTGGCGGCGATCTGATCGACCTTTTGACCCATCGCGGCGAGCGTCTCCACGATCGCGCTCATCTGCTTCTTGAGTTTAGGCTCCTTCTCAGGGAGTACGACCGGCGGAGGTGGAGGCGTGGCGCCACCCTCCTTCGCCATATACTCCATACGTACCTGCATAGACTGCATCTGCTGGGACATCGCAGCCATAGTCTTCTCGAGCTTTTTGTTCCGTTTCTTGAGCGCCTTGGCAAGCGCCATAGTCGTAGCGTCCGACCCCTCGTCGGACGTCGTCGTGGGGTTGGCGCTCATGGCGCTCTCCTCTGCTGTTAAAACTTTCTGTACATCACGGCCGGGACAGTATGCACCGGCCTCACAGATATTATCGTGGGCCTTTCTTAAGGACTTCATCGTCGCCGCCGAGTGACGCGACCCGCGCTTGCTCGTATCCTGCGTCGAGTTACCGCCACCGTAGTGAGCTGTGCCAGAGTCGGCAGCCTGGTTAGGTGTAGCACGCTCTGCGTTACCGGCCGTATCTTGGGTCGCATTGGCAGAAGTCTTCATGCAGAACTGATCATCCGTCAGCTTGCCGATCGCATCGTGAACGACGTTCTTAAGAAAGGTATCAGCACCCGACTGACGGCGCCCAACCTTCTCAATCATCATGCCGTCGTCGTAAGGCAACTCCTCGAGCAGCTCATCGATCGAGGCTGACGCCAAGGCCTTGATCAAGGCCTCCGGATCGCCAAGGTCGAAAATCGCCTTCTCCGAGATCTCGATGCCGTACTTTTTCGCCGCAGCGCGGATCGCCGCCTTGACGCGACCAAGCTGCTCACTAGAGTACAACCGAGCATTCTTGGGCATATTAATGTACGACCAGGCCGCGCGAACGTGCTCCTCGTTGTCGATCGGGTAGCGGGGCTTCTTATCGTCCTGATAGCCCGGGTCGGCGTACCGCACCTTCCCATAATCGCCCTTTGGCTTGTTAGCCTTCTTGCCAAAGTCCTCCGTACGGTTAACCTCGCTCTCCGGCTTGAACTCGCCACCGGCCGACTCCGCCGACATCTCATCATCGTCGTCATCGGCGTCGCCATCGAAATTATCCTCCGAATTAGACGCACCTGGAGGATCATCAGGCTCGATCGCTGGGCCGCTCGGCATACCATGCTTCGACGTATCATCGAACCTCGCATCACCGTTATCCATTCGCTTCCTGCTCTCGACGAGCGCGGCAGCGGCAGCGCTCTTGGCCATACAATTGGCCGCCTCCTCCTTTCGGAAGTGCATATGGCTCGGCTTGTTGCAGCGCCAAAATTGCTGGGTCTTCGCCATCGCCTGGGCGAACGCGTCTCCAATCGTGTTTAGCCCATCGGGCATGACTACATCTCCTGATTTCCACAGATCAATTGTGGCCTGCGGGTTAGCCGGACGATCGACGAGCGAAATCTCATGCAACTTTAAAGCAGTAATCGTCTTGAAGTTACCGCTTTCGCGCTGAGTGACTTGGCCACCGATCGAAAACCCGTTATACACCCGGTTCTTGACTTTGATAACCGCAGTCGGATCGACGACGTGAGCGACAATCCGAGTGACGTTGTCGTTACCACAATTACACTCCAGTGCTCGCCCAGCCGCGCTAAGACCATGCATCTCACGCACGGCGCCAAACTTCATGTAGTCCGGGATCGCGTTCCGCATGGCCTCAGCACGAACGACCTCGCCCTGATCGTCCTCGGCCTCGGTGCTAGCGATCCCGTGCACCTTGATCGTGCCGTCGCCAACTTCCTCGACTTTCTCGATGATGCCGTATAAGCGCTTTGGTCCGCCGTTCATGGCCGCCTTCTTAACGTGCTCACGATAAACAGAGTAACAAATCGCGTTGGCCTGCGCCGCACCATTATCCTTATCCTTATACTCCTCCCAGATCGCCGACATGCAGCGCGAATGGAAGTCGTCCGCGCCCTCGCCGGCGCTTGGCTGGGGGATCGGCATATCAGGGATGCGGGCCAGTTGGGCCGGTGGGACCCATCGTAGACGCTCCGACAGGGCCAGTAACGCCAGTGTAGGCGGTAGCCGGTGTCGCGTACGCCGCTCCAGCCGAGCCAGTAGCGCCTGTCACACCAATCCCCGTGGGGCCCGTGACACCGGTCGACCCGGTTGGACCTACGGTGCCGGACCGGCCGGCCGGGCAACCCATCCGTGTGAGTTGGCCCACGTGCTGTGCCAAGACAGGAGCTATTCTACCACCGAACTGCGGATCGGCGAGATACCTAGTCCCGTCCAACATGACGTAGACGCGACCGGGGTCGCCCCACATAACGGCCACGTCACAACCCCGTCGGACCAGTGGGGCCCGTGGCCGCACCCGCTGGGCCCGTTGGTCCAGCAGCGCCCGTGGACGTTCCCTGAGCGCCGGTAGGACCAGCTGGGCCAGTTGGCCCACTCGCCGTACCGGCGGCACCTGCTGGTCCGGCCACTCCAGTCGGGCCAGTAACTCCAGGATAAAGGCCTGACTGGATCAAGTCATTCATATCCGCTTGGGACGTGACCGAGACGTTACCGCTTGAATCCGCCGTGTAGATCGTACCGGATCTAGCATAGTATTGGGCAGCTACAGTGCCGCCATACAACGTAGCCATTAGGATAATACTCCATTATTACCAAAATTCGTGAATCCCGAAACGAGATCCGAAGCGTTGGCTTGCGTCAAGACAATCTTATCACCGCCGTTGCTTATAACCAATGTAGCGCCCTCCTGCGTTAAGAAAACATGATTTCCAGAGTGGCCAATTATATGGTAACGCACCGACGCCGCGGTGCTCGCCATTGGTTGTACAACCTTTGCAGTCATTTCAAAACCTCCACACTTAGTTAGTTCACTGCCCTGGTAATACGCACTGCAAGGTCGAATTCAGGGCAATTTGACGTGTTCCGCCGCTGAGGAACGCCACCGCCTCCAATATATACGTGGCACCCGCAGCGCTCGCAGGCATCGGCCCTACGGAGGCGACGGCGAAGAACCCGCTCTTATACTGGAGCGATCCGTCGTCCGCGCGAAACGGTAGCGTGTGTTGCGGCGGTAGCGGACCGGAGGGAACACGCGTCTCAGGGTTCATATCGGCGCCCTGAGAAAACGGAGCTAGTCGGCACGACCACTGGCACGCCACGATATCCTCGTCCCCAACATCGCGCGTAAAGTCGAACGCAAAGTTGTCGATCTCCCCAACCTCGATTGCGGTGAACGGCTTGTCTAGTTTCATCGTATCCTCACGCGCAGCACTCGTCCCACGACGCGTTCACGTCCTGTAGCCACAAGCGATCGAGCACGTCCCGGAGACTCCAAAATATGCCCCAGACTAAGTATCCCGATCGGCGCAATGATAACGACAACGCGCCGTAACGCACCACCGGCCGGCGCAGCGCCGATCGCATATGATCCAATGGCCATCTTCTACCGAGCACGGCGATACATAAGAGCATTATAAAAGGTGGAATAATAGGC